CTATTAAGGGTACTATAAGTGAGAATTTAAATCAAATTAAAAGCTTAGCATTCATATCAGGTACTACTGAGGAAAGAATTAAACAAGTTAAATCTTGTCTAGGTTTTTGATATTTATACACAAAAACTAAACACAATGAAATTATCTGAATTAAAAAAGTATATTGAAGAAAACATCACTGAAATTTTAAGCGAAGAAGCTTACGCTGGACCAGAAGGTGTAGCAGGTATGAAAAAAGATGCTGGATATAACAAATTGAACTCTAAAGCTAAAATGGATGCTGAAATTGAGTTAAAAAAAGGAGGCATTGTTAATTTAGAGGAAAAAAAAGAAGAAGATGAAGAAGTAGAAGATACTTATGGTAAAGAAGATGAAGATGATAAGAAAGATGCTAAAATAGCTAATGCTGAACCATCAAAATCTGAATTAAAGAAATTAGATAAAGAGTTTAGTTCAACTAAATTAGCTAAAAAATTAGCACCTGCAGATCAAGAAAGACTAGACAAACTAGAGTCAGGTATCAAGAAAAAATTAGCCAACCCAACTAAAGATAATATCGAAATTGTTAGACAACTTATCAAGAAACCAGAAATTAAGAAGTTGTTTAAAGATGGAGGTAAAGATCTTAAAGCATTAATATCTGATATTATCAGATAATACCTCCCTTAATAAGGGTTACTTATGAGTCAAGACATAAAACAAATAATTCGTGAAGAATACCTGAAGTGCGCCTCTAACCCGGCGCACTTTATGCGTAAATACTGCTATATCCAACATCCACAACGTGGTAGAGTATTATTTAACCTATATCCATTCCAAGATAAAGTACTTAACTTATGGAAAGATAATCCATATGATATAATACTTAAATCAAGGCAATTAGGTATATCTACTCTAGTAGCAGGTTACTCTTTATGGTTAATGTTATTCCATAAAGATAAAAATATCTTATGTATCGCAACTAAGCAAGAAACAGCCAAAAACATGGTAACAAAAGTTAAATTCATGTTTGAAAACTTACCTTCTTGGTTAAAAATAACAGCAGAAGAAAATAATAAATTAACATTACGATTAAGTAATGGTTCTCAGGTTAAAGCAGTATCAGCAGCAGGTGATGCAGGTCGATCCGAAGCCGTTTCTTTGCTGATTATAGATGAGGCAGCATTCATTGATGGTATTGGTGAAATTTGGGCATCTGCTCAACAAACCTTAGCCACTGGTGGAGGAGCAATTGTGTTATCTACTCCATATGGTACAGGTAACTGGTTCCATCAGACATGGGTTAAAGCAGAAGCAGGTGAAAATCAATTTTTACCTATCAAATTACCATGGTATGTCCATCCTGAGCGAGATGAAAGTTGGAGAAAAAGACAAGATGAATTATTAGGTGATCCTAGAATGGCAGCACAAGAATGTGACTGTGATTTTAGCACATCTGGTGATGTAGTATTCTATCCTGAGTATATAGACTTTATCGCTCAAACATATATTAAGGATCCCTTGGAGAGGCGCGGAGTCGATCATAACTTATGGATATGGGAACCAGCAGATTATAGCCGTAGTTATATGGTTGTAGCCGATGTTGCTCGAGGAGACGGTAAAGACTTCTCAGCGTTTCATATTATAGATGTTGAAACAAATACTCAAATAGGTGAATATAAAGGACAATTATCACCTAAAGAATTTGGTTATTTGTTAGTAGCAATAGCAACAGAATATAATGAAGCGTTGTTAGTTGTTGAAAATGCTAATATAGGATGGTCAACAATTGAATCAATACAGGAAAGAGGATATAGAAATTTATATCATTCTCCAAAATCCGAAGCAATAAGCGCTGATTCTTATTTAGATAAGTATGATGACCCATCAAAAATGACACCTGGATTTACAATGTCTTTAAAAACAAGACCACTTGTAATTAATAAATTCAGAGAGTACATTGGAGATAAAAGTGTTATTATACAATCTAAACGATTATTAGAAGAAATGAAAGTGTTTATTTGGAGAAACGGCAGACCAGAAGCACAATCAGGATACAATGATGATTTAGTTATGAGTTTTGGAACAGCAATGTATGTAAGAGACACAGCTCTTAAATTTAGAACACAAGGAATGGATTTAACTCGTGCAATGCTTAGTAATATTACTGTAGTTAAATCAAACCAACAAGGTATCTACGGAACTACATTTAACAATAATCCATATAACATGGATTTTGGACATGGGAATGAGGACATTAGCTGGTTACTATAATATTTATACGTATAATTTAATATAAAATGGCAGATACAAGTGTATTTACACGACTAAGACGGTTATTCTCCACTGATGTTATCATCAGAAATGCTGGAGGTAACGAACTTAAAGTAATGGATGTTAATAGTATCCAATCTACAGGTGAATTTCAAACTAACGCGTTAGTAGACCGCTATAACCGTATTTACTCTAATAATAGTACATCACTTTATGGCGCTCAATTAAATCTTAACTGGAAGTATTTACGTACTCAAATCTATTCTGATTATGATGCGATGGATACTGACGCTATTATCGCGTCTGCTTTGGATATAATCGCAGACGAATGCACCCTTAAGAATGATATGGGTGAGGTACTTCAAATTAAGAGTAGCGATGAAGATATACAAAAAATCCTATATAACTTATTCTATGATGTGTTAAACATTGAGTTTAACTTATGGTCTTGGATTCGTCAAATGTGTAAGTATGGTGATTTTTTCTTAAAATTAGAAATAGCAGAAAAATTTGGTGTATATAATGTTATACCTTATACTGCTTATCATATTGCTCGTGAAGAAGGATATGACCAAAACAACCCAGCTGAAGTAAGATTTGCTTTCTCACCAGACGGATACTCAGGTGGAAGTGGATTTTATGGAGTGACAGGACAAGGTAATTTTTCTTCTAATAAACAAGATAGTAAAGTATATTTCGATAACTACGAAATGGCTCACTTCAGATTAATTACTGATGTGAATTATTTACCTTATGGTCGTTCTTATTTAGAACCAGCTCGTAAATTATTTAAGCAATATATTTTAATGGAAGATGCGATGTTAATCCATCGTATTTGTCGCGCCCCAGAAAAACGTATTTTCTATATTAATGTTGGTTCTATTCCTCCAAATGAAGTAGAAAACTTCATGCAGAAGACTATCAACACAATGAAGAAAACTCCATTAGTTGATCCTCAAACAGGTGAATATAACTTAAAATATAACCAACAGAATATGTTGGAGGATTTTTATATACCAGTTAGAGGTAATGATTCATCTACTAAGATTGAACCTACTAAAGGTATGGAGTACAATGGTATTGAAGATGTAACATATTTAAGAGATAAATTATTTGCTGCTTTAAAAGTACCTAAAGCATTTATGGGTTATGAAAAAGACTTAACTGGTAAAGCAACATTAGCAGCAGAAGATATTCGTTTCGCTCGCACAATTGATCGTATTCAACGTATTATATTATCTGAATTAAACAAAATAGCATTAGTTCACCTATATACTCAAGGATATAGAAACGAAGGTTTAACAAACTTTGAATTAGATTTAACTACTCCTTCTATCATTTATGATCAAGAAAGAATAGCATTAATGAAAGAAAAAGTAGAATTAGCTCGTAGTATTATTGAGACTAAAGTATTACCTACTGACTGGATCTATAATAATGTATTCCATTTAAGTCAAGATCAATTCGATGAGTATCGTGATTTGATTGCTGAAGACCAAAAACGTATCTTCAGAATGAAACAAATTGAGAATGAAGGTAATGACCCATTAGAATCAGGCAAATCATACGGTACACCTCACGATTTAGCAGCACTATATGGCTCAGGTCGTTACAACAGTGGAGTACCTGATGGATATGGTGATGATCTTACTTTAGGTCGCCCTAAAGAAAAAGCATCTAATATTGGTACTCAAGATCATTATTTAGGTACTGATAGATTAGGTAATAAGGGTATGAAGAAAGGTGACGATACTGGTGAAGATAAGTCACTTAGAAATAACTTTAAAGGTGGTTCACCGTTAGCGTTAGAAACCATACAAAATAAAACACTACTTGAATCAATGGATAAAAAACTCGTGTTTAAAAAAGACGATTCTTCGTTATTAGATGAATCTCAAATACGAGAATAACAATTTCATATATATTTATAGATAAATTATTGCTAAAGTGAATATAAAACACTCGAAGTACAAAAATACTGGAATCCTTTTTGAATTGTTAGTAAGACAAATCACAGCCGATACCTTATCAGGCAAAGAATCACCAGTAACAACAATCCTTAAGAAATACTTTACTAAAACTGAGTTAGGTAAAGAATACAAGTTATATGAAAACTTCTTTAAATACACTAATGTTAGTGAGGCTAAAGCAAATATGGTTTTAAATACACTTGTTGAAAGTTCAAAGCATTTAAATCGCTCAACTCTTAAGAGACAAAAGTATAACCTTATTAAGGAGATTAAAAATCACTATAATTTAGAGGATTTCTTTAAAATGAAATTACCTAATTATAAGGCTCAAGCTTCATTATTTACTTTGTTAGAAGTATATAATAGTGAAAACTTATCTAACCCAACTCAAATTATTGAGAACAAAACAGCACTTTTAGAATACTTAACTCAGTCT